TGCCTCCGACGGAATGTCTGTCAGCGGATCGATGGAGATTATGGAGTGTCGATCCTACAGGGGAGGTCCTAGTCAAGTACAAGGACGTGCAGCCGGACTTCGTATGCCCCAAAAGGGGAGCAGGGGCTGCAGGACTGCTTTCAGCAGACAGTATGCTTCTCGGTGATAGACCGAGTAAACGCATGAGGAATGAATAAATTCATTTATCTATATGGGCCCCATATCCCATAGCTAGATAGGACCGCGCGGGGCGCGGATTATTGTGCTTCGCAAATAGCGGCACGAGGCGAGCTCGTGTACCAGTTTGCTATTTGCTCCGCTCTATATACTATATATTCTTTTTCTTTAGGCAATTGGAACAATTGGAACAAACCGTAAAGATGGAGTCACTAACCGTCTCCTCCCAACCCTCACCCCACTGCCGGCGTTCTCGGCTTCAGGTTCCGGGTGGGCAAGGGCAGGGGACATGTGTCCCTGCGCTCCACTCAGTCTCGCGCGGATGGCGTGTCCTCTGGGGGGGGATCGCCTTACTCCAGTCGGAGGCAGGCGTAGCCTGCTCGTGTGCGTAAACGCACCCGAGTGAACCTCCTCCTTGCGTTAGGGCGTCGATCCCCCCCCATCAGACCCGCTATACGTGCGTTAACCGGCGATGGTGAAGGGTGGGCAAGGCAGGGACACGGGCAAAACCCCTTTTATTTTTTTAGATCTAACTATTTAAGTCCCTTAGCCTGGAAGTAAACCTTCACGAAGTAGCGGATATTACCCGCCATGTTGGCGTTATCCTTCATAAGGCAGTAAGTGCCGAAGTGGGGGACGCCGTCAGAGGTGCAGTCAAGCCATTGGCTCCTGCCACCGACGGCATACCCGGTGGTTACACCTTGGTAGACCGCCAGCGAGAACCGTGGCGACTTGTTCACCCATTTAAAGGGCTCAACCATCTGCTGGATGCGAGCCGTGGGCTTTTCCATGAAACCAGTCTCTGCAGATGGCCCACCACCGTCCTGGTCATTCACGATCCACATATTAGGGATCGCAGCGGAGGCGGCGGTGATGTCCGATGAATTACGATTCGGAATGAACAGAATCTCATAAGCCATGATACGGTAGTAATCGAACAGATTCTGAATATCAGAATACCCCTGGAGGTCACTCAGTTTTGGTTCAAAGCTGAAGGACGTAGAAGAAGAGGTGATGTCTCCCACAGTTGACGCTACCTTGGCGAACTCGTGGATCCTGTCACTGCGGGAGATGAGTGACCTACTGACTGACATAGTAGAGCGACGCCGAGCCAGCGCAGTAGACGCGCTAACATCCGCCCAAGTGCGTTGCAGGCGCCGCTTCTTCGATGACTTGAATGTCGAACGTTTTCGTTTAAACGCCATTGCATAAATTGTAAATGGCTGATTTTCGTAATAAAATGACGATTTTTATTAAAAACTGTATCAGCCAATCAGAATCGAGGAAAGTTTATTACAAATTTATCATAATTCTGTTCCAGTTCATCACTATTTCAATTGGAACAAACTAAGAATGTCTCAAGTCTATGTCTTCGACCTTACCCTATCCCGCCATCTTGAAGAAACCAAGGATTCTAATCCAGATCAGATACGAGCTGAGCTGAACCAGATGGGGAAGAAGTGGGTGTTTCAAGGTGAACTATCTGCACCCACGGAGAAGAACCCAGAGGGGTTTAAGCATTGGCAAATCCGGGTGTCCACATTCAAGCGGTTAAGGGAACCAGAGATGTGGGCACTCAAGAGCCGGTTTCCCCTTATGCAGTTTGCGCACGTGTCCATCACAAGCAATGAAGTGGCCAAGTCGTTCGCTGGAAAGGACAATGATGCGTTCTACATCACCAAGACTGATACACGCATCGAAGGCGAGGGTCCGTTCACGGACAAGGAGAAGCCGCTGTTCATCCAGAAGGAGACGAGGATCCTTATGGACCAGGGGCTAAAGCCGTGGCAACAGCAGGTTAGGGACTCAAAGGAGGTCTATGATGCTCGGTCCATCAATGTTATCGTGGATCCGACAGGGGGGATAGGGAAGTCTTCGCTCGTTGCCTTTCTACGGCAACAAAGGATCGCAGTGTGCTCACCGGTCATGTCTGACGCGCAAGACTATATGGCGCTAGCCCTTACAAAGGAGAAGCTCGGTATGTACGTGTTCGATCTTCCCCGGGCTGTACCAAAGAAGAATATGAATTCCATATTCACCGCCATAGAATCCATCAAGGATGGTTACGCTTATGACAAGCGGTACAAGTTTCGTGACGAAACGTTTGAGAGGCCAGTAGTATGGGTCTTCAGCAACGTGTTGCCTCCGACGGAATGTCTGTCAGCGGATCGATGGAGATTATGGAGTGTCGATCCTACAGGGGAGGTCCTAGTCAAGTACAAGGACGTGCAGCCGGACTTCG